CGGGGTCGGCCTGGTATACAGGCGGCGGCGGTTTGGCGACCGGCGCCAGGACGCGAACCGTCGGCTCGGCCAGGTGCGCCTCGATGGCGTCAAGGCGCTCAGCATGAACCGCGGCCTCGTGCTCGACTTTTCGCAGCCACAAGCCGAATCTCGGGCTGACATCCGGGTGCGCCGCCAGCCATTCCTCGGTTTCGTCCAGGCCGGGTGTCGTCACGGCGCTGTCGGAAGGCGATTTCGCGTCTAAGGCCCCTGGCGTGACCGTAGCCGCATCGGAGGTCTCTAGGGTGTCCGAGGCTACCACTTCCGCGCCCGCGTCCGCCGTGGCCGATCCTGGTGCGTTTTCTGCGGCGTCGGGGTCGTTAACTGTCTTGGCGAGGACCAACGCATCGGGATTGCTGGGAATCGGCACAAGGCTGAACTCCAAGAGCAGCCACTTGTCGTGCACCCGGTGGATCTCGGCCCAGTCGGGGTTGGCCCTGATTTCCTTCGGCGTCGGCGCATGGGATTTAAGCGGCACGAATCCAATTGACGCACCGCGCAACACGTTCTGGCGGTTGAGGTCTAGCAGGGTATCTGGGAACCACTCGACTGCCTCCGGTAGAGTAGCCGGCCGCCGGGCATACACGACCTTGCTCGCGATGCCATGCTCGGTGGGCTTGATCCATGCGGCCGTGCCTACTGGCGGCTTGTCGTAGTCATGCACCCACTGGACTACGGGGTTTTTCTTGAAGTCCTTGAGCACCGCGCCCTTTGGCAGCATCACCTCGCCGTCGCGGTCGATGGCGTCGGTGGTGATGCTCATAACGACGGCGCGCTCTGACTCCTCAACCCGCAGGTCGTCTGCCGTCAGGCCCTTCCGTACCAGTTCGAGACCGTCAACGGCAACGCCGTATTCAGCCGCAATCCGCGCCGCCTCGTCCTTGTAGACGGTCACAAGCGGCACGCGCCGCGTCACGATGTCAATCACGGTTGGTCCCGCCATTAGTTCCGTCCTTATTCCGATGGCCCGTCTACGGATTCGAATAGCGTTCCGTTGTCGCCGGGATATGGCTTTCGGTGGTCATGCAGTCCATCAAGTATTTGGCGCGGGATACCTCGCGCAAACGCCGCACACGTCAGCGGAGCGCCAAGGCGCCTACACGCCAAGCACTGCGCACTCATGTTCATGGACAGATCGCCGGCGATGCGGTGGCCCAGAAATACCGGTACAAGAATCGGTGCGGTTTTCATCAAAACCATTTCGTGAAATATGCCCGCACGGCGGCCGGCAACTTGGCCCTGGCGGATGGACTATCATACATGCTCGCAAACGATTCGGCCCAATACTCTTCAGCATACGCTCTTTGGTATGCACTGGGCACCAGTCCGGCGGCGCGTTGTTCCTCGTGGATTCTCAGCCACTCTGGCCTTGCCGACAGGCGCGTCTGTTCCGAACTGATCTCTGGCAATTGGAACGCACGGTCAACTCCATGCCCGGCTTCATGAAGCACCACGTTCACGGAGGCTGACGTGTTTATCTTGTTCGCGACGATGATAATTGGATTGCCGGGGTTTGTCGGCCCTGCACCACCAACGTCATCCCACGTGAGCCCCGTGCCCTCCCAACCCCGAGGCGTAATGCCACGCAGACGTGCAAGTTTCGGGTGTGCGGTTATTCCGCCATCCGCAACAAGTTCCACCCGCGAGCCAGACTGCGCCAGTGCGTCATGCGCGCGCCGAGGCATGCGCTTTGTGCTTTCAAGCGCGGTGCGCAGATCGTTAGCCGCAACCGGCATCGGCGTCTGTGGCTCTACAACTACGCCCGCCTCTGCGGCCTCTTCGGCTAATGGGGGGCCTTCTAGTGGGAGGTCGTCAGCGAAAACCTCAACTGTCGTGCAAGTGCAATTCGGATGCGCCGGCGGATACATTACCGGGCCATAGTTTGCCACCATCGAGCCGCCGGATGCGCCAGTGAACGATGCCCCCTCGGCTATGTATGGGCTGTCGAAGTTGCGGATGATGCCATCCTGCGCAAGCGCAGCGCAGAACTCACACGAATCGCCAGCCGCCAGCCATTCGCGGCCGATCACCACGCCGCTCTGCCGCCACGCTTCCAGCCGGCCGCCCTCCATTGCCCGTGCCGTCTCGGTCCTGGCCGTGCGCTCGGCGTAGTCGGCTCGCGCATATTCCATGCTCTCCTGCACGCGCTTCCGCATGTCGTATAGGTTCTCGCCCGCGTCCATCCCCTGCATGAGCGTAGTGCGCAGGTCGTCATAGGTATGACTTGTCAGCGATTGGCTGAACCGGCCGTTCCATTCGTCAACGAACTCGCCAACGTGCGGGTTGTCAGCGGCAAAGCCGAGATCGAGCCCCACCTTCTCGCCAAGTTCCCCCGTCTCCTCTTGACCTGCCTGCACAACAAGCCGCCGGAGCCACTTGTCGCCGACGCCAGCAAACGCCGCGCGCACCTTGTCGATGTCGAATAGCCACGACAAAACGTCCTTCTGGGCGAATTTTGGCGGTTTTCGACGCGCGACTTCGAAATTCGAAGCGGAAAGTCGCTTATCTACTTGAGGGGCTACCGATTTCATCCGGCCGAGAACCTCACGCTCAATGCTGGTGTATACCGTCCTGATGTCCTGCAGGAAAACCGGCGGCGACGCGCACCTCCCCGGCGCGCTTCACTGCGTAGAGCCGCCGCAATTCACGCACGGTAGCCGCGTCGATACCGGACTGGCCGAACGGCATCCCGCCACCACCTGGCGCCCCACCGCCGGCCGGTTTGGCCTCATCCCCGCCCTCGCGCGGTTCCCAGCCGTCTACTTGGCGTTCCTCGTTCGGCGTGCTGTAACCGGCGGCGAGCCGCGCCCGAATCTCCTGCATGCGCACAAGCCGGTCCTCGGCCACAGGATTGTCGAATGCCAGGAAGAGCCGTTCGTCAAACTCGGCGGTGAGTTGTTCGTTCAGTTTTTCCTCGATGCGTCGCGCCCGCGGCAGGATGGCATCGCGCGCGTGCGAGCGCTCGCCAGCCTCGGCGTTGGCCTTGTTCACGTCGCGCGTTTCGAGCATCGACATCGGCACCGCAAACGTCGCTGCAATGCCTTCCTTGCTGTACCGTGCCGATTCGTCAATCCGCAGGTCGGCAGGCGAGAGACCTAACTGCTCGATCTTGCCGCCGCCGTCAAGAAACGCGATCTTGCCAGCGTTCTTGCTGCCACCATATATGCGCTTCCATTCGCGCCGCAGTTGCTTGATTGCCTTCTGACCCAGGACGCCCTCGGCGATGTAGACCGCAGGCGGCACGCCCCAGTTGTCGTACGTTGCCGACTGGAAATCCTTCTGCGCCTGGTTCAGGTCGGCATCGTCGATGCCGGCCTTCAGGGGCGCCAGCCCCCATATCGGGTGTTGCGGGTTCGGGTAGAGCACATGCACTACGTCCTCGGGGGCGAACGTCTTCTTCGTGGCGGGGTCGTTGCCGAACTCGTATGCGCCGATGCCGCGTTTCCGGTCGGCTATCGGGGAGACCCACTGGGAGGGCAAGGTCCACAACTGGTTCAGCATGCCCATCTCGTCGCGAACCTTGAGAACGCACCAGTTGCCCGTCAGGTCGAGGAACGTCTGACCGAGTTCAAGGAAGTCGAATTTGTTCTGGATCGGGTTGACCTGTGCGAGCAGATCGAGCAGCGGGTGCTCAAGGATTTCCTCGATTTCGACGGCGCCAGCCGTCTGTCCTTGCAGCGCCGCCTCCGTACGCAGATAGTCGAGCCGCGTAGCCGGGACCGCCCGCGTGGGGAAGTTGCGCACAGTGCCCCTCGAGCGCTTCGCCACGTAGAGCCGCAGCGGTAGACGTGCCAGGCCGGAGGCGTTACGCGCCACGCACGTATACACCCAGCCTTTGTTGCGGGCGACCAGCGAGGCCGTATCGTCGGGCCGTGCGCGCCGACCTTCCTGCCATGTGGTGATGGCACCGGCGAAATAATCGCTCGTCGATGCCTTGATGCGCCGCGCTGCCCAGGAGCGGAAGTCTGCTTCCTCAGCGTCGCGCCGCGCCCGCCATCGCGCTAGGATTCCCACAGGTGTCTACTCCCAGGAGTCATCGCGACCAGCGGCGTTCTTGCCTGATGATCCATGTTACAACCGAGACGAGCAGAACCGCCGTAATCGCGCCGATCACAAGAAGACTAACGTGATAAAAGTCCCACGCCCAAGGCTGCGGCGGGCCCGTCGGAATCGGAATCGGAATCGGCATAATGGACATTGTCATCTCACCTCCCCTTACTCCCACAGGTCATCGTTGTCCGGGTTCATGTGGTCGCTTGGCTCGGCTGGTTCCGGCTCGTCGGGCGGCGCCAAGCGGAGGTCCGCGTGGCTGATAGCGTCGGGATGTTTTGCGGCGTCGGCCTCCATGCGCGCCTCCGCCGCCTGCCGTTCCTCGTCCTCGCCAGCCCGCAGGCCGTAGATGTGCGGTTGCGCTATCCCGTCAATCGACACCACGGCGTACCGAAGCGCGTCCATGGCGTGGTCATGCGCTTTCACTGGCCGGTCTTTCCATGCGCCAGTGAGCGGGTCGGGCATCCACTCGTAGGTCTCAAACTCGCGAATCGTATGCTCGCAGGTCGGGTCGATGGTGAGACGCGGCAACCCGTCGGCGGGGGTGCACAGCCTGTTCTGCACTGCCCTGACGCCCCCAAGCACGTCGTTATCAGCCGGCTTGGCTGGCAACCCGCCTGCCTGCATCTGCGCAATCAGTTTCGCAGCAGACGGATCGACGGCCGCCCAGTCGATGTCGGCGCCCCGGACGATGGCCGCCGCCGCCGCGACCACCTCGTTCGGCAGCCGCTTGGCGTGATACCATTCGCGCATCAGGTGCAGGCGGCCGTCGCCATCGAGGCCCAACAGAAGCAGCGCTGCCGCATTGCTGTAGCCGTCGTCGACGC